TTTGCTATCACAGGTCCAGGACCAGTCCGTTAATTTGGGCGCGGCCATTGGAGAGGGACATCAGACTGTCAAGCTCTTTGCAAATACTGCGAGGCAGCTTGCTAACTCGATCCATGCTGTAAAGCGTGGTGACATGTTAGGTGCCGCCAATGCACTTGGTGTTCCCTATGCAGGGAGCCTTAAGCGCAAACAGCGTAAGACTATCACCTCTGAGGTATCAAGGAGGTGGTTGGAACTACAGTACGGATGGAAACCACTGTTAAGTGATTTGTACGGTGCGTTAGAGTTTCACGCTAACAAGCTTTACAAAGCCCCAAGACACAAGGTTTCAGTCTCGAAGTCTCGTAAAGTTAGTACTACTCAGTCGATACCTGGTACCGACTGGGAAACTACTAACGAATACGAGGACAACTATACTTGTAAGCTAGTTGCGTACTTTACCATCGCGAATGAAAGTCATCATGACTTGTCGTCTCTGGGCTTGATAAACCCTCTGGCGATTGCGTGGGAGTTAGTTCCGTTATCCTTTGTCGTAGACTGGGCCATCCCAATCGGGTCGTACCTGAGTAGCTTAACCGCTACTTGGGGGTTGACCTTTGAGAAAGGCAGTAAAACGCTTTTCTACGATGGCAAGGCTAAAGGCACTGTGCGCGGTAGAAGCTACACCGACGGGAGGTACGTGACAACAAACACGGGAGAGATAGTTGGCAAATCCGAGAAGATTCGATGCGAAAGGACAGTCATGTTAGACTTTCCCTCGCCCGTTCTTCCAGAATTTAAAAACCCTTTCTCGCAGTTTAAGTCAATATACGAGCCCGGAGATCATGCTTTAAACGCGCTAGCCCTGATGGCACAAGCCTTCTCTCATGGATCTTTTAAAGATCCTAGAGGTCGGTTCTAGCCATCAGATTCCCTTCCTTCTATGTTAAAACGACAGAGAAGGTTATCACTCTTTAGGAGTAAACATGTCAGCAATTGACTTTTTCCTTGTCAAGACTGCAGGAAACATGTCGGATCTGAAAACTGATTCGGCTACTGTGTCCTATGACAAGGGCTTTGACCCCGTACGTAATATAGGTGGGGTGCAGGTGTACTGCGAGCGCTCTGGCGGTGTCCCTTTAGGGTATCCGACAGTTACATTCGGCATGAGGCCACCGACTAAGAATTCGCCGGTGTACAAATGCAGTTTGAAGTACATCCAACCGGTACTGGAGACGGTCGACCCTGCTACTGGGATTTTTGGTCCCAAGCTTGGTTACTCGAACCAGTTTCACGGGGATTTTCTGATGCATGAACGGGCTACTGATGCCGAGAAACTTGTTTTCTTGAACACCATTCGCTCCATGCTCTTCGATACCCTGACCGAATCGGATGGTGGAGGCACGTTTTCAACGCGTTCTCCGCTCCCGAGAGCGATTAGGTATTGTGAAGGCGTCTGGTAATTCTACCAGGCGAATCAGAATTAACCTAACTTAGTTAGGTCCCAACCGGAGGTACTATGTCTTCTAAGAAGAATAGAAAGCCTAAACCATCGCGTAAGAAATTACTCGAAAAGTTAGGCCGACAGCGCTTTTCCACCGATGTAACGATGGAGGCTGCTCATGACTTTTTCCAGGCCCTTGATTGTCCTCGTAGCTTGACAGCTAGTCTGCTCCTTAAGTATAAGGAGTTTGATCAGTTGGTGAGCCTTGAGGCTAATCCGCAACACTACGCAAGTAGTGAAGCGTTTAGGGATAGCTACCTAGCTTCTTCCTTTTTGTCTAGGAATACTTTTCTTAAGACAAGCTTTGATAAGGAGAAGCTAGCGCTGACAAAGTTTGAAAACTTTGAAAGCGTTTGTAGGCAAACGAATTGGCGGTTCCGAAATCTTCACAGTCTTCAAAGTCAAGCAAGCTTTGAAGAGGTTACATTGCTTTACGCAATGAAATCTAAAATCGCGAAGATCCTAGGGCCGTTTTCGCCTGATGAGTTACTTGAGCAGTCCTCTTGGGGGCCTGGGACGACCACCTTGATAAAAGGTGATGATACCAGTGCTGCTAAGAAGTTCCAGTGTGAAACTGGAATAACGCGAGATCTATACCCCCTAGCTTTCGATTTGTTACCGAAAGCGTACCCGGGGTGGAGTGCAATCCTGAAAAAGGAGAGCGCAACACTCCAGGAAGGGAATAAGATAATAACCGTGCCGAAAACGTCCAAAATCGATCGAGTCATTGCTATTGAACCAGGGATTAATCTCTGGTTCCAGCTGGGACTCGGTAGGATGATTAAACGTCGTATGGTAAGGTTTGGGATAGACTTAACAAGTCAGACCAGGAACCAACAACTTGCGCGCTCCTCGAGTATTTCTGGGGAGTTGGCAACTGTTGACTTTTCGTCTGCGAGTGATTCTATCGCTTCAGAGCTAGTGAGGGAACTGTTTGACCAACCCTTTCGGGAAGGTCAACAAGACCCCATCATCTGGCATGAAGTAATGGACTGCTTGCGTTCCAAGTACGGCTGCATTGGCTCC